CCGACGCTCCAGATCGGCTAATTCCTCCGGTGTCGCCTGCCTTTCCTGCATTCCTACACCTCCATCAATCCCAGCTTTCGTACCCAGCGACGATGGTCTCTAAATGCGCCTCACTGTCAAAAGGCTGCACAGTAACCGCTACACCGTCGATAATGATTAATTGCTGGCCCTTAATTGTCTTGAGCTGATCTATCATCTGCGAAGGCACGACCGTTAGGCCGTGCTCCTGCAGCTTTTGCACATTTCGATGGCCGATAATGTTTGCGGCCCATTTCAACCGTTTATTCAAGCAGCCCCACCCCGGGATTCTGCTACACGCTTCTTGTATTTCGTCCAGGCTGCGGACAATATCGTCGACCTTGTGCCAATCGAATTTGCAATGTCCATCCACGTCTCGCCTGCTTTTTTCCGCTGAAGCAAAGTCGGGAAATCATATGGAATGTCCTCAAACGCTGGCTTTTCCGTCAGGATGATAGTTTCGACATCTACCGGTTCAGCAGGCTTAGAACTATCACTGCTCGTCTCCCCGTCGCCCTTAATTCCTTGCTCCCAGTCCAAAATTTCGTCTTCTGTGGATTTGTTGCCCTCGACCGGAGTATCATCCACCAGTTCCCCGCCGAACGAAATCAGCTCACTGACCAAGTAGCCGATCCAACCTCCGGTCTCTGAGATCGGCACGGCGCGGACGCCCATTTCGTTAAACACCTGCCCTTCGCCCATCGTATGAGCATAGACACCATTTTCATATTTTTTAGGAGCGCGGGCGTAATCCCCCTCAATCGGGAAAATGAGTTGTGAGCCGGTATTTGTTTTGAAAAGGACAACTTTGCCCAGGTAATTCGATTCGGCGATGTCTTCCATCTCGATGTCTTCCTCGTCATTGCCCGATTCGCCAACAGAACCCTCTTCCATGTCCTCGGATCCGGATTGGTCATCATCTTCCGAATCGTCAGGTGCCTCCGACTTCGCCTGACGCCATTCATCCCATTTGGCGGCCAGCGGAGCAACGCGGAAACGGTATTCATCCAACAGGTCAATGACTTTCCCGCTGGCCATCCCGTCTTCCGTAGCAATTTTCAAGTAGGTGTCTCCTTCGCTCAGCCGAGCAACCCATGAATAGAATGGGTATTGCAAATCATCATATTGCGGTGCCAATAGAGAAAGAATGAATTCGTCTACTACCTCGCGACCAATCTCCTCTGGAATATCCTTAACCGGCTCTTTCGTTTTTGGAACCCCCAAATCAAGCTCCATTTGCTCGCCTTCCGGTTTAACTTCGGACACAATACCCGAATCATCGACACGGTAAGTGGTAGTGGGTTTTTCGGTTCTGGCGTTAATTTGGACGTTGTAACGGACAATCTCCGAATCGACGGCTATTGCAACGCGGCTATCCAGCATTTCTGCCAGCATGTCGATCTTGCCATAAAGCGCGCTGTCCGAAATCTCAAGCACAATCTCCTTCACGCCTTTTGGCTTCAGGTTGATTTTTTTTAGCGTTGCTTTAAATTCTGCGTATCCCATGCATATTCACGCTCCTAATTGTCTGATGGTAACCTCGATACGAGGCCTGAAACTATATCGCTTGCGGGCATAAGCATCCACGACTTGACTATCGTCCACCCACATGACACCCTTGAGCGCATCCTTAACGCCTTTCAAGTAATTGTCTGCATCCGGCTTACTGGTCGGGTAAATTTCTCCGGCTTCGGCAGCAGCTGCCTTTTTCTTGCTGAAACTCTTAGGGATGGACCGGTAAGCAATAACCATCACGGCCAGCGGCCCCGCAAGCAATGATGGCGGCGCATATTCAGCAGCGGCCAATCGAACATAATCCTTGTAATCGCGGCTCTTGGCTGGATCGTACATCCGAACGAAGCCGCCTTGCGTTGAAGCTCGGGGCCTACCTTGTGCGACCGGCTCGCCGTAAACGCTGAATTTTATCATGTGGCTTTTTACTCCTTTCCTCTCGTGAAGGAAGCGTGTAAACCTCACCGATAACCTTGCCGCGATGACGAATTAATTGGCATCTATCCGTCTGAAACAAGTTGTCAATAACAGCAAGCTTCATGCACTCTTCCTCCCCCGATACATATCCGGCACATTCCCGCCTTTGCTTTCCGGCGGTTCTGGTGGTTCCGGCGTTGTGCTGTACGTCTGCTCAAGGCTGACGAATTTATTAAAGTTCTTCAGGAACACCAGCTCCACCGTCCCAACCGGGCCATTCCGCTGCTTGGAGATGATGATTTCGATAATGTTTTTCTTGTCGGATTCCTTGTCGTAGTAGTCGTCCCGATACAAGAAAGCAACGATATCGGCATCCTGCTCAATCGCCCCAGACTCCCGCAGATCGGACATCATTGGCCGCTTGTCCTGCCGCTGCTCGACGCCCCGGCTGAGCTGGGACAACGCGATAACCGGTACCTCCAACTCCCGCGCAATTTGTTTCAGCGTCCGGCTGATTTGCGAAACCTCTTCCTGCCGGTTGGCGCCACGGCGGCCGCTCCCCTGAATGAGCTGCAGGTAATCGATTAAGATCATGCCGAGCCCGCGCTCCTTTTTCAGTCGGCGGCACTTAGCCCGGATCTCGTTAACTGTAATGCCTGGCGTATCGTCGATATGGATATCAGCTTCGGACAGTTGGCCAACGGCCATGGCCATCCGCTCCCAATCGTCTCCCTCGAAGCGCCCTGTCCGCATGCGGCTGGCGTCAATCTTGCCTTCCGCGCAAATCATCCGCTGCACAAGCTGCGCCGCCGACATCTCGAGGCTAAAAATCGCCACCGTTTCCTTGGTTTGAATCCCCACGTTCTGCGCGATATTAAGCGCGAAAGCCGTCTTTCCGACGGATGGGCGAGCTGCAACGATGATCAAATCGTTTTTCTGAAAACCTGCGGTCATGCGGTCCAGGTCGACAAAACCAGAAGGAATACCGGTAACGCCCCGGTTAATGTCCTTGGTGTTGAATCGTTCTTCAGCTTCCTCCCAAACCTGCATGAGGACCTGCTTCATCCCGACAAACTCCCGGACTGGAACCGTCTGATCGGAAAGCTTGGACACCGCCGTTTCGGCCATTGCAATAAAGCCTTTCACATCCTGCTCAGCACCGGCATTGTGAAGTAGGTCGAACGCAACGTCCACAGCTTGGCGCCGAAGAAACATTTCCTGTACACGCCCGGCATAATGGGCTGCGTTGGCTGCCGTCGGCACTGCCTCTGCCATTTGGGCCAGGTACCCAACGCCGCCTACCAGACCGAGTTCCTCAGAATCCTGAAGCTTCGCGGTCAAGGTTACGAGATCGAGCGGCTGCTCCGCATCCCGAAGCTGCCGCATTGCCCGAAACACCCGAGCGTGGCCCTTGTCCGAAAACTCCCCGCCTTGCAGAATCTCGGTTATTGCGTCAAAGGCTGATGCCTCGAGCAATACGGATCCCAATACCGCTTGCTCTGCCTGCAAATCAAAGGGCCGATCTATGCCCAACTCCTGCAGCAATTCATCACGACTACGCACCAGCATCACCCCGCAGCTTCTGCATGACCCGCTCCCAGTACCCTTCCGGCGGCGGCGTACTAGCCGCTCCCCAGGCATCTAAATTGGCAAAATGAGCAGCTGCTGCATCTTTGCTTCGCTGTGCATCCATCTGATCGCCAAGCCGACCGCGAATATGGGCAATTCCTGGTGTAATAGTCTCGGTCAAAATATGCTGGTCAATATTTGCCCGGGCTGCCTCTGCCGGGAAGTCTCGCAGGTACTTGTAGTCCTCCTTAACTTTCTCCAGCGAAGCATCGAAAAAGGGGAAATGCTTCTTGATGTGCTTGTAAAGCTCTGCAATTTCAACCATTTCCACGCCTCTTCTCCTCCTCGATAAAACGTTCAAGCTCATCTATTTGCTGCTGTTGCTTGCTTCTGAATCCAGCAGACCGGTTGCCGGAGCCAAGGGCGACTGCTACGTGCGGCACCGCGGCAGTTATGGCTTTCGACTTCTCCCATTCGTCCAAGATTCGCGGAACGATAAAATTAAAGCTCCGGATCTCATCTCGGGAATGGCGCGGCCTGTAATCGTCGAAGGCGCGATCGATACAGGACTTGATTAATGGGGACGGCACCCCCGCTGCCACCAGTTGCTTAATTTCAAGATAGTCAGAAGGGCTTACGGCAAAACCCTTCGCTCTTCGTCGAACAAAATGAC